ATAAGTACCCGTGATTACGGGCTGTTTTCCCTTTCCTCCGCCATGACGCGCAGGGCTTCGCCTTCCAGCACCTGAAGGTCAGGGAAGATTTCAGCGAGTTTCTTTTTCTTGATGCCGAGGAACCCGGCCACGTCGCGGATGCAGGTGTAGTCGAGGCCGATCGCGCCACCGGCACCCGCCCGCCACTGAGTCGACATCCGGTTGAACAGGAAGAACGCCGGCCAGTTGCAGGGCCAGACCTCGGTCACATCTTCAAGGTCACCCGGGGTGAGCCCGAACAGGCCCATCAACTCAGCAGGTGCCGCCGGCGCGTAGAGTGCGCGGGCGGCGTCCGTCAGTTTCCCAAGCGGGCCTGATTGAATGCGCTCTGGTAGGCATTCACGACCGCTTCAGCAGCGCCCTGGCAGGATGTCACCAGCGCCCGAATGCTCTTGTCGTCGAACTTGTCGTCGAAGCCCCAGCCGACTACCAGGTCCTTGATCTGCTGCGACTGCTGCTCAGTGTCAGCAGCAACGATTTCGGAAAGCGTTGGGCTTTCACCCAGGGAGGTCCGAGCTTCATCGCGCTTCAGGTTCCACTCATCAAACAGAGCGGCAAGCCCCGGGCGATCCCGATACTTGAAGGTGAACTCGATTTTCTCGGGCTCACCCCCAACGATCGGGATCGACACGAAGGCCTTGAACGTCGGGTTTTGGGCGATTCTGATCTTTGCCATGGGTTACGCCACCGCAGTCAGGTAACGGGTCGGCTCGGCCTGCAGGGCCAGGTTGACGGTGCGCGTCAACAGGTTGTTGCGGGAGACTGCCGGCTGCTTGGAGAACGACGTGTAGGTGCCGTACAGCAGGGTGTCATTGCCGGGCAGGTTGAGCCGCGCTGCTTCAATCTGCTTGCCGGCGTCAGCTTTCAGCAGAACGCTGTTGAATGCCTGCGCCGGGTCGTCAGCGATGGTCAGCACCATGCTTGCCGCCGATTTATCGGTGGGGATCTGTTTGCCCTGGTCATCCTCGAGGAACACCACATCCAGGTAGTTCTGTTCGCCGCCGGAGAAGGCAACGTCGGAGATCTGCGGGATCTGCACCCAGGTCAGCACTTTGCGCATAGTTCCTGCACCGCCTGCTGCCGGGAAAACCTGAGTATCGGTGGTGTCGATACCTTCCAGGGTGATCGCTGTTGCGGTTGCCGCCTTCACGCGTACAACCTTGCTATCCAACTTGCTCCAGCCGGACGTGAGCAGAACGATATCGCCGGCGGCAATGGTGCCGCCGACTACGGTAGCCACCGCCTCGCTCGCATTGCTGATGGCGGCGAACGTCAGTGCCGCGCCGTAGGTTGCGGCGTGCTGGAAGGTGCCGCCGTTCGGGAGTTTGTAGCCCATGGGTATTTCCTCTTTGCAGATATGAAAAAACCCGCTCAATGTCGGGTTTGTGGGTTTGCCCAATGGGCGGGATCAGTTGGTGTCGGCTCGGTATAAGAAAGAAACCGGGACGGTGTAGGTGGAATCGCCGGTGATGCCGGGGCCTGGATCGACTGGCGACATGGTTACCACGGTGACCGAGCCCTTCGTGTCCCTGGCGTATAGCGGGAACAGATCGGTCAGCTCAGCTGTTATAGGGTTCGTCTTGGTCTTACCGGTGCCCGCCGGCGCGATGATGCTCACTTGGAACACGCCGGTGAACAGCCGGTGATCACCGCCGAGTGTGTTGCTCGCGGTGTCGCCCGGGATTGTGAAAGCCCGCAGGTAGGTCTCGCCCGCCATCGGTGTGTAGGCCGTGTTCTCGAAGACGATCTTCAACTTCTCCGACCTGGCAGCGTTCCAGGCGATGAGCTTGGCCTCGTAGATTGAAGCGATGATTGCGTGACTCATACCTGGTTGTTCCTGATGGCCTCCAGCACGATCTGCTGGAAGCGAGCCACGGTTACCCGAACCATGCCGCCGGGGGCCTGGGTGGAATGACCGAACTCCAGCGGAATCGCATAGGGCAAGTTGTTGATGATGTAGGCCATCTGGCCGGCGGTGAAGTCGCTCATTGCTGCGACCAGCGCCGCGGTAGTCTCGGCGCCGCTCGGGTCTACCTCGTCAAAGGTGACGTTCTCGACCACGCCGAGCGATATGTGCCAGTTCGCCCGGAACCGGCCACCGACGTAGCCTTCTGGTGCCTTGATGTCCATGCCGTCGTTGAGCTTGCGGCCTTTCTTCAGCCTACCGCCCTTCGTGAGGTTAGCCGGATCACTGCGCAGCGCGCTGTTGTGATCGTCGACGGCCTTGTTGTACTGGGTCGCCACAGCGTTTTGCGCCCAGATCTCCGGGTTACCCACTGGAGACATTCGAATCAGGCTGCTGCCGACCTCAATGATGATCTCGCGAACACTGGCGTCAATGGCTTCACCCGTCTGAGCGGCGAACTCGGCCAGGCTGAGCGCAAAACTGCCGGACTGTCCGGCGCCTGCCCGGCTCACGACCGCACCTGCAACTCATACAGGATCGGCGTACCGGCCGGGTTGACCTCTTTCAGCGGGGGCACGATTGACCAGGTGCGGCCCTGGGCAACCACTTTATCGAGCAGACTTGGAACCCAAGCCAAACCCTGCGCGGCGATCTTTAGCTTCTTGTCGCCCTGCTTGATGAGGCTGTTGTTCTGGAATTCTTGGCCGGTGAAGTCGAGCAGGATGCCCTGGGCGATTTGCTCGACGGCGACGCCTGGCGCGTTCCCGCCCGTCTCCGGGTCGTACTCGCCCGGCTCGGTCTTGCTGATGGTCACCGGCTGGCCAAACTCTGTGATCATCTCCAGAGCCATTACGGCCATTTCGTCGTAAAAGGCCATGGTGGCTCCAGGTATGAAAAACCCAGCGCGATGGCTGGGTTTGGGTAGCAAATAACAAGCTAAGTGATTGAAACCACCTTAGCGTCAAACTCCGAATCCTCTGTCTCAAAAAGAGATCCGTCACGTCGAACATCCAACGTTTCTACAGAGGACACATTCACGCGCCAGTGGTAGCAGTAGTCGTGCGCTACAACTACCTCAAGGTCCTGGGGCATAGCTTTCAGCAGCTCTATTAGCTCAGACACTTTCATTCAGAAGCCTCTTTAGCGGCAAAGCGCGCCCAAAAATAAAGATGCCGAATTATGCCCGAACAGCGAACAGTCCGCGCTTCTTTAGGTAGTCGGCAAACTGAGTTGCACTCGGCCGATCGGGCGCTGCCGGCAACAACCGATTGCTGGTGGACGGGATCGCCGCATACTGCCGCGTCACCGCGCCCTCAACACGATCCAGCAGCACAGCGCCTTTGCGCTTCTCCACCGGGTCGATGTCGTCCTGATGGATCTCGGCGGCGAGGGCCATCTGCCCGTACTGGATCCGCGCCGGCAGGTAGTTGTTCGGCTTGATCTCGTGATCCAGCAGTACCTCCCGGCGCGGCCAGGACAGTGCCTGCTCGCTGTTCGTCTTGCGCCCCTTCCAGGTCATGCCATCCATTGCCAAGGCGGCCCGGCGCAACAGCGCTTCCTGCTCCGGAACACCTACAGGGATGACCGTGCCGAATTTCACGGCATACATGGCCAGGTCCGCGGCGCTCGCGTAGCTTTCGGCGTCAGGCTTGCCGGTGCCGTCCTCGATGATGAGTGTCATGCGTCAACTCGCTGGAATGTTTTGATGAGCGGTTGCCGGATCACCGACAGCCAGCATTATCAGGCCTTGGTCAACTCGGCGACGAGCTTTTCCAGGGATTCTTTCGAGGCGTTGGCCCGATATGGAACCTTGGCTTCGTCCAGCTTAGCCTTCAGCTCGGCGATTTCCTTCGCGTCAGGGTCGTCCAGGCGAGCCTTGGCGGCCTGCTGGAGAAGGTCGTCCACTTGCAGTTGCAGAGCCTTCACCTTTTCAGCTTCGCCATCACGCTCACGGATGAGGCTTTCCGCGCCGGCGTTTACAGACTCAAACACCTGAAACAGGCGATCAGCGACAGGACCAAGTTCGGCATCCGGGCGCACCAGTTCTCGACCAGCGAATGACTCGACGATCAGGCCGACAGATTCGAGTTCGGCGCGGAAGGCGTCGATATCGATGCTGGAGTTTCCGCCATCGATCAGCAGCACCGCCGGCTGTTCCTTGATCGTCACTTCAGGCACATCGGCGGCGGCGTCATCGCGACTTTCGGTAGCACTCGCGTCGATGATGCGCAAGCCATTCGCCTTGGCCAGTGCCTTCACGTCTTCCTGGTATTGGTGGAAGGGGCCGGGCAGATACCAGATGTTTTTGTTGCTCATGATCATGTCCTCGCCAAGCCGGGCACTGGGCCCGACTCAGCTGTCAGGGTTACTTGGAGGCATCACCGATCAGAGCCACACCGGCGGTGTGCTTGATGCTGGAGGCAGTCTTGTCCCAGTTGGTACCGGTCGCCAATTCAGCGTCGGTTGGCGACTTGCCGCCGGTGGTGGTGTCCCAGGTGTAACCCTTCAGGCCCAGGCCGAAGGTGTAGTCGGTCTGGAGTGTAGTTTCGATACGCTCCTTGCCGTTGGTGGTCTGGACGTTGCTGATGATGTCGCGACCGTCGTGGACCAGCGCGGCGCCTTGCACCAGGGACAGGATGATTTCCTTGTTCGGGGTGCCGGCCTGCATCAGCGCCGGCGCATCCGTCACAACGGATATCTTGCCCAGAATGTCGATCACGCGAACGTTACCGGCCTGGAACAGTTGGTTCTGGTTCGCCAGGTTCTGGCCAACCAACTTGTGGTAGCTGGTGCCCTGCATCACCTGGGTGACTAGGTTCTGGCTTGCATCGCCGAACTTCGCGTGGGCGTTGTTCAGGCCAGCGTAGGTGATGCCAGCGGTAGCCGACACATCGTTGACCGCGGCGGCCTGGGCGGTGATAGCGGCGACGAG